GGGCGGAGCAGGAGCGGCTTGAGAGGGAATTGACGCAAGGATATATACCATCCACCCAATATCCTGGGCGGAGTGGGTACAGTCCTGGGGTTGGGGTTGATTTATGCCTGATGCGGCGAAGTGGGCTGAGTGCGCGGATGATATGTGCGGCGACGGGGATACGGGAAGATACGATACGGAAATGGTTGGACGACAACCCTGAGTTTGCGCAGGAGTGGAAAGACTGCTATCACGACTATGTTTTGAACAATGCGGAGGAGTTGGTAGCGCGGACGGAAGCGTTATTGGAGCAGAAGCGGCTAGACGGGAAGAAGCTGACGGTGAGGCAGGAGAAGCGGTATATCAAGGCGTTGGAGATACACCAAGCCGAGGTACACTGGGCGGCGGCGCGGCGGGTGCCGGAGATGTATGGGGAGGACGACACGGGGTCGGAGCTCGTTATTGTGTCGCCGATGGAGATACCGCGGCAGGTTACGCAGGCGACCGATCGGGCTGCCGAGTGGAGGAAGGAGGTCGCCGATGCCAGGGCGGATAGTGATTCGGCTTCCGATGGAGCAGACGGAAGCGGGGGCGGAGTATCTGGGGAAGGCGATAACGGAGGGGCTGCAGGGGCTGGACCTGCTGGGGTGCCGAAGGTTAAGCCTAAGCGACGTTACCCGCGAGGCAGTCGTCCTCTACTTGAACCGCGTAAACGGAAGCCGAATGCGAGCCAAAGACCTGATAGCGGTGGACAACATTCCGATTCACCTGGACAACAGTCTTAGGTTCGGGGATGTATGGGAGGAGCGATGACGGAACAGGATGCCTTTGAAATCTACGAACACTGGAAGAAGGGCCATCATATATCCTGGGATGAGCTTGAGGGGATAGCCACGACGTTCGCCTCGGTGCTTCGTGCTCTACGCGAGGAGAACGCGGCGCTTCGGACTTCGCTGGGGGAAGCCCAAGGTCTATTGGCTTCGAGGCATTTTCCGAGGCCGCTGATATGAAATACCTGATTCGTGAGGTTGTCGACGGCCAGCTGACGGCTTTGGAAGTCGAGGCCGACACGAAAGACGAGGCTTTGGCGAAGTTCAAGAACCGCCCGAAACCCGTCACTACCGTGGCTCCCGTGCTAGGGGCCGCGTTCATCTGTCCTGCTTGCGGGGCAAAATTGGAAGTCCATCATGCTTAGTCCGCCCGTAGTTCCGATGCACCAGAAACGACCTGATATTTTTGGCGCGATGATGGAAGCGCTTCACCAACATCCTCCTGGTGACGAGCAACCAGAGGATATCGGCGACCAGGCCGACCACACCGATGAACCACGCGGGCCGTAAACCGTCTCCCTGCTGGGTCAACGGGGTCAAACACCGGGACATCAAAGACGCCGCAATAACCTGCGGAGGGACGGCGGCGGGGGTCAGGCAGGCGATCTACCTTGGACTAGCCTACAAGGGATTCAGGGTATCACGGGAGCCCGATGAGTCGGTCAATGTCCACCATGAACGAGTCGGGGGTGCCCTGCTGCGATCGCCTCGAACGAACAGGAACGAATAATGGTTAGCCGAAAGGAGTACATCCCGCTTCCGACCATGGTCGGGTTTCACGCCTCGGACGCGGAAATGCGCTGTCTCGTCGGCCCCATAGGGTCGGGGAAAACAACCGCGGCGATCCAAGAGGTCGGCGTGCTTCTCCCTCGGCACTTGGCGAACACCTATGGGATAACGGAGACCAGATGGGCGATTGTGAGAAAGACCTACCGCGAGCTGATGGACGCGACCTTCGCATCTGTTCAGGACTGGCTCTCCTTCGGCGAATGGCACGCGGCGAAAATGACGATGACGCTCAATTATCCTCCGAGTCGGGGTTGCAACTACCCCCTGCACGTGGAACTCCTGTTTCGGTCCTGCAACCGGCCCGAGGACATGGAGAAGTTCAAGGGCCTTGAGATAACCGGGTACTGGATCGAGGAGTCCGTCGAGGTCAACGAGGAAGTTAAAAGGATGCTCCGGGGCCGTATTGGACGATACCCTCGCAGATCCTCGGTGCGATTCGGGATTGAGACGACAAACCCCTGCGACATCGAGCACGCGATCTACTGGGAACACAACTGGGTTCCCACCGGACCGGATTGGGAGGTGTTTCGCTGCAATCGGATCATGGAAATGATAAACGGCGGGGCTACTCCTGCCGAGGCGGAAGCGAAGTACCCCACGATCGCCGACCCTAAGTTGCTGGAAAAGGATATCACGGGGCGGTTTACCCCGTTTACCGTTCCTGGGCCGAGACCGGATAAAAAGAAAAAGCCTACGGCGAAGTATCTCGGGTGGTGGCAGCCGCCCCATGAGAACGATGCCAACCTGAAAGAAGGGTATTACGAAGCGCTCATGGAGGACTACGGGAACAATCGTGAATGGCTGCACATGTATGTCGAGGGCAAACCGGGGGTCAGAGTGTTGGGACGAGTAGTCTACGCGAACTTCAACCAGGCGCGCCATGTGTCGAGAGACCCCCTCGAGTCCAACGGAACCCCGTTATATTTGGGCTGGGACAACTCGGGGAACTCTCCGGCGTGCGTGGTGTGCCAGATGGCAGGGCCTTTGCAACTCAGGGTTTTGTGGGAGTTTTTCTCCATGCGGGAGGGGATAGTCGACTTCACCAGACAACTTCTTACCGACTTGGAACAGATGTATCCCGGCTACATCATGGGGGGCAACTGGGGCGACCCCGCGGGCGGAGCCAAGTTCTCGAGGGGCACGGGAGGGCAGACTTCCAACGCGCAACTACAGTTCGAGGAATGCGGGCTCATTATCATCCCGAGCGAACAGAATCTCTTTGTGCGTATTTCCTCGGTAGAATCGATGCTTGCCCGCGCAGACGGAGTGATTATCGACCCGAGATGTACTCGCTTGATAAATGGGTTTATCGGGGGGTATTGCTACCCGGAAAAGGTCGGTGTGGCGAACGAGTTCCTTCAAAACCCCATAAAAAACCCATTCAGCCATTTACATGACGCGTTACAGTACTTATGCGCTAAACTGTTTACGGTGCGTAAACGGCAGGACCAAGAGCTCCAAATGCGGCAAATGTACTCGCTGGACGACCTTCGGAAACAACTTGCGGAATCACATGAACAGGATTACAATGACCCAAAGCGGTATTGGGAGGAGTGGTAATGTGGCCATTTAGAAAGAAATCTGGCGCGGCTGATGCGCTTATCAAATCACGCGGGCTATTTGGAGGGACTATGTTCAAGTTCATCAAGACGGATGAAGAGTGGATTCAGGCGGAGGTAGACAAGGTTGTGGCAGAGATCAAGACGACCTTCGCGGCTAAGAAGAACGAGATCAAATGTCACATCACGCTGGTGTGGGACGACGCGCTGCACAACATCGAGATGGGGCTCACCGAGGCGGGCCTGCAACTTGACGACGAGGCCGAGGCCGCGTTGACGGTGCTGAAAAACAAGCTGTCCGCCTTCAAGGACACCATTGAACCCAAAGCTCCTGTCGACCCGGCTCCGCCTGCGAGCGCGTAATGCATTTCCAGCACGACCTCAATAAACTGGCTCGCATATCCTTCAATATGCGGCCCAAAGTCAACGGCATGACCAACATGCCCATTATGGGCGAGGATGGCAAGCAGCTGTACGAGGAGGACTGGCAGGAGCTCCCGTCAACGGTTTGCCGCGCGTTGGAGGACTTGCAAAACCGTATCGACGCCATCGAGAAGGGACTTCGAGACGACGTGAACCTCTTGAAGCGGACAAAGCGGGATATTCCTGACGTGGAGATACCCAAAGGCCCTCCCCCCTCGAAACTAAAGGGCAAGGGGAAACGGCTCACCTATAAATCAAAGACCCCGACGGACCCGGACCTGCTATGAGTGATTCGGTATCGTCGCTTCTAGGGTCGGCGGGCGTTGACCCTAAAATACGCAAGAAGGGGAACAAGTTCGTCGTCGAAGGCGTCGGGGAGTTTGACACTTATGAGGATGCTGTCAAGGCATTGGACGGCAAGACGGGTGACAAAATATCGGGCCAGGGTCCAACGATGGTATCGGGCGAGTCGGCCATGGATTTCGGAGATGAGCAGTCCGCTCTGGATGGTTCTGAAATACCTTCGCAACCGTCCGCAAAGGCACCCAACTCTTCGCAGACCCCCAACGACAAGTCACAGCCTCAGAAGCCCGATTGGGTTACGAAGTCAGAGAAGTCTATGGGGATCGAGTACGAGTATGATCCGTTGAAAAAGCAATGGCGACCGAAGAAGGGCGCGGGGCTGATGGACAAGACGAACGCCCCAGTGTCCTCGCCCAATACCCCATAGGAGTCGAGCAGTGAGAGTTGTGCCCAAGCAGTTTATCCTAGAGTCTACCAACCGATGTAATTTAATGTGTCGGTACTGCCCCTCGGTGGAGAATACCGGAAAGTTCCCGGTAGGCGATATGTCGATCGAGCTGTTCAAGTCCATAGTCGATAGAATCGCCGTCGAGGCTCCGGGAAGCACCGTTATCCCTTGGGCCAACGGCGAGCCCTTCCTGCATCCTCAGTATCTCGAAATGATGCAGTACCTCAACACCAAGGGCCTCCGGTTCTATATCACCACTAATCTCACGATTTGGAGAGAAGATGTTCTCAGAGAGCTCTTACGAGACGGCTCCAATATGTATCAGCTCATCGTCTCAATGGACGGCATATTCGGCAGCGGCAACATTGCAAAGGCACGTCCGGGTACGGATGAAGAAGTCCTCCGGCGCAACATTGGACGGCTCTTTGCTCTCAAGGATGAAGTCAATTCAAAGGCCGACCTTGCCTTCAAGATATGCCGAAGGGGCCAGGATTACGGGGAGATCGAGCGGTACATCCACTACTGGCTCGAAAACCCCGACCTTGACTTTGTTATCGTCGGGGATGCGCTTATCGGAGAGAACGAGGACTCAATGCGGACAGAGCCCTGCCAATACTTCGACAATAACTTCATGGTTATCCGGTGGACCGGAGACATTGTGATATGCGCCTACAACGACAAAGCCGTCAACGACCTCGCCGGTTCCTATGGCAAGGTTGGACTTGAGGGGAGCCTCCTTGAACTCTACAACAACATCGAGATCACCAGGAGAAGGGAAGCGCAGAAAGCAGGGGTATTCACGGCCCCTTGCGATACGTGCCCTATCGCGTATACCGGGATAGGTTGCAAAGGTAAAATCCAGTTCAGGGATAATCCAGGGCAGGAGTATTACTTCCAGAGGGACTACTACAATCAGTTCTTCTCGAAGAAGCTCCACTGGAAAGCCAATTCATACTACGGCGGGAAAGACCCGTCGTAAAGGAGCGATCATGGCGAAGAAGCTGGTTCAGAAGGGCAAGCCGAAACCGACCCCTAAAAAGGTCACGGTAGCCAAGTAATGACCTATTCCCCCGCTCCGCCCCAGGAGTTCAGTTTCGCCCCCGAGATGTCCAAACAGGACAATCGGACACTTGCGGAAGAAATATCCAAGCGCCAAACCCGGTTGGAGAATATCCGCAAGGACTTCGACGATCTGTACGATGATGTCGATGATTACGTGATTGGCAGGCGGTCAAACTACGATCTGGGGTCGAAGCGGGGGGACAAGGCGGGCGGCAAGGTCGGGGCCAAGATATACGACCAGACCGCCGCGATGGCCTTGCAGGACTTCGTAGACGGCTATCAGGGCAATTCCGCGGCCCCAACGATAGACTGGTGGTCGCCGATATTCAGAGGATCCACTCCTGGCGGCAAGCTCCTGAAAGGGATGCACGAAACAAGGATATGGCTGGATGATGTCAAAGAAGCTATCAATGCCGAAATCAATAATTCAAACTTCTATTCGCAACTCTCGGAAGGTACTTGGGATCGAGCTACATACGGGTACTCTGCAATATATGGACCCGAATGGTCCGCCCGTCGAAATAGGCTCATTTATTACCTTCGGCACCCCCGGGAAGTATTTTTCGCTCTTAATGCTGAGGGGGATCCCGATCTTTGGCACCGGAAGTTTATGATTTCGGGACGGCAGATTATGGATCTGTGGCCCGACGCGCCCTTCGAGGACACGTTCAGGCTCGCTTTGAAAACCGACCCCTACAAAGAATACGTCTGCATCCATGCGATTTTCCCCCGTGATGAGCGGGATATCACCAAGATCACCGCGGAGAACAAGCCGTATGCTTCTGTATACATGCTCGACGGCCAAAAGACGGTGCTAGAAGAATCCGGGATGGACCCTGGCGAGGTTCCGACTCTCGCGCGATGGCGAGCGACGAATGAGGCGTATCCTCGATCCGCCGCGATTGACGCTATTTTCACGGTGATGATGATTCAACAGATGGCTCGGTCGAGCCTTCGGGCGACACAGCTTCTTGTTGAACCGCCCCAAATAGCGACGGGTACGATGAAAGGAAAACTAAAAATCCAACCGGGCGGAGTTACGTTCCTCGATAATCCCCAAGACAAAATCGAACCTTTGAAGTTCCCTTCGGAGCTTCAGGCGGGGTTCATGGAGATAAAGGATAACCGGGAAGCGATCGCCAAAATGTTCAAGGCAGAGATATTCTCGATGATGTCGCAGATGAAAAGCAAGATCACTGCGGCCCAGGTCCAAGCCATGCAGGGCGAACAGGCGACTCTTTTGCAGCCTATTGTGACGCGGGACCAAAACGAGAACCTTATCCCGTTGCTGAAAAAGACCTTCACGACCCTCCTGAAAGCCGGCCGACTCCCGCCTCCGCCCCCTTCGATGCTAGACCCCCAGGTCAGGTACACTCCCGTGGACTTCACCTTCTCTGGACCTGTGGCGATGCTGGCCAAGAAGCATGTCTCTATGATGGGCGTCAATGCGGCGGTTCCCGAGATTTTGCAGCTCATCAAGGAGCAGCCGCAGCTTGTCTCGATGCTTGACAAGCTCGATCCCGACGCCTTGTACGACTACATAATGGACTCGTCCGGGGCTCCGACGATCATCAACCGGGATGAGAAACTGGTTGCCCAGATACGGCAGGAGCGAGCCAAGCAGCTTCAACAGCAGCAGAAACTTGAAGCGATGGACAAAGCTGCCGGGGCGTTGCAGAAAGGTGCGAAGGCTCCCGAGGAAGGTTCACCGTCAGAAGCCATCATGGGGGATCAATGATCTTCAACCAGATGCTTCGGGAGGTCATGCGCATCCAGGATCGCCGGGGGCGTATCCCTGAAATCATCAAGATGAACCCTATAACCAAGACTCAAATGGAATCGGAAATGAGAGCCAGAACCTCGTTTTCGCTTGCCTATACGTTTAAAACAGCCCAGGATTTAGTTATAAACCGGATAGTCCAGGTGTATCCCCCCGATCACAAGTACGCGGGGCACATGGTTCCGGGGGGCTGGGAGGTACCGATTGAGGCTGACGACGCTGTTCCGATGGGTCAGTTCTGGGTTGGAGTGGATGGGTATGATATCTCCGAAGCGCATCTTGGCCACAAGTTACCGCGAAACCTTCTCAAAGGATTCTCAGTCAATTAGGGTTTTCGAGGACTTGTTGACAGATTTGTGTTTGTACGAGACAATAGAGACGGAGGAAGAGAAGTTTTTGCACAACTTCGCTATCAGACTTTTGGCGAAGATGGGCATTTACGATCCGCCTAACATGGGCGCGGTGACACGCAATCTCTTGTCTATAGAGCTTGCGGCTCCCACGATTATACCGGAGAGCGGTCCCCGCGATGTTAAGCGAGAGGAGTTAAAATGGTTGTAGAGGACACCGGGGGAAACCCGGTAGACGCGGCTCCCGTCGTTGACGGTGCCCAACCAGCAAGTGTTGGGAACGAGGCTGTGTCGGTTGAACCTCCGAAGTTGCCCGGTTGGACCGGCCAGCTTACAGCGGAGCAACAGGCCGAGATTAAGGCCAGAGTGGCGGCGGACCCGAAAGCTGTCGACGAGCTTCCAAAGGGTCTCACCGAACTGTACTCTGGGTACTCCCAGCTTAAAGCTCAATCTGTAGGTGCCATCAAAGTTCCGGCTCAGGACGCTCCGAAGGAAGCATGGGACCAGTTCTACAAAGGGCTTGGCCGTCCAGAATCCGCAGAGGGATATACCTTTGAAAAACCTTCTTTACCTAGCGGAATGCGGTACGACGAGGCTCAAGAGAAGTGGTTCCGAGGTCTTGCCCACGCGGTAGGGTTGAACACGACCCAGGCTAAAGGGATTTTCGAGGAGTGGAACAAGTACCAAATTGGCAACGTCGCCAAGGCTCAAGAGGGCCGGAAGGCGGCGGCCAAAGCGGCAACTGACGCCCTCAAGTCTGAATGGGGAGACAAGTTCGCGGATAACTGGGAAGGGGTACGGCAATCGTACCTACAGTTTATCCCCGAAGGACAGAACGGGAAACTTTTCAAGAAGATTCAGGCTTATGGCCTGGACAACGACCCGGATTTCTTAAAGATGTTCCGAAACATCTGGACGAAGATCGGGCCGCCCAAGATGGTCATACCGAGAGGGGACGGCGGCGGGCCGGGAGATAAAAAAGGCGGGTTCGTATTTGAACACGCCCCGGAGGGCCGCGCCTAATATTCCGTAGGTCATGGATTGAAACATGGCTGCCGGTGGATTCACTACTGAATATACTATGATCGAGGTTGCCAAGAGCATAGGTGCTCAAGGCAATGACCTCGCTCTGGTCGATACGCTTTCCCAGAGAACACCCTTCTTGGAGGAAGGGTACTGGATGGAAGCGGACGACTTCCAGAGTCACCACTTCATGCAGGCTTTGACAGAGCCCGTGGGCGTGGACTCCGTGATAAACGTCGGCGTCGGATGGGATGTGTACGCACAGACCCCCGTCACCGAGCTCATTCAAGGCATCGAGGATTACCTCCGTATCGACATGAGGATTCTGACCAAGCGTCGGAACCCCCAGCAGTACCTCAAACAGCAGACCGACGGATTTGTGCGCGGCCTCGTCAAGACGATCCACGACCGTATTCTGTACGGCAACTACGTGGACCTTTCGGGCGCGGGCGGCGTCGGCGTTGGCCCTTCGACTGCGATTGGCGGACGCTCCGCTGACCGCATCAACGGGCTTGCTCAGCGGTACAATACGATTGCCACAAACCCCTGGTACAACGTAACCTCGCTTTCAGGCTCAGGCGCGAACGCTCAGAGTTCCTGCTGGACGCTTGTGTGGGGTCCCCAGGGCGTGTTCTTCGTGTATCCGCACGGCGGGCAGAACTTCATCAAGGTGACGGACATGGGCGAACAGCTCGTGTACGACTCCAACAATAAGCCGTATACCGCCTACGTGGTCCACTTCCTTATCCAGTTCGGTCTCTGCGTGGCCGACCCCCGAAAGGCTCAGCGGCTCTGCAACATGACGACCACGACCGGCTGGACCGCCGCGGCCATGCTCAAGTCGATGGGGCAGCTTCCCGACGGGTTCGACGGCGCGGTGATCTACGTTCCTCGGTGGGTGTTCACGGCCATGCAGGTCGACGCTATAACGGCGTCCGCCACAGTAGGACACTTCTACACCAAAGAGGAAATCTGGGGTCACCAGCAGACTCTTTTCCAGGGCGTTCCCATACGAATGTGCGAACGCATAGCCACCAATGAAGCGATCGTCAGCTAAAGGAGGACGACATGCCGTTACGAGATAGCAAACTTACGCTTTCCGGCATTTCCACTTCTGGAACTGCCGGCGCTCAACCCATCATCTCCACCGCGTCGTGCTGGGCGAATAGCCCCTTCGACACGGGTGCGCAGTATTCAGGGCAGTACGGGCAATCCCCGTACCAGTCCACGAACAAAATGGCCGTCGCGGCGACGATTGGGCAGGCCCCGAAGAAGTTCTTCTTCCTGGTCAACGCCAACAACTTCGCCTCGGGCGGTACAGCGGCTACGGGAGTCACCATCGCGCTTACCAACTGCGCGACGGCTGCGGGCACAAGCTCGACGAACCTCGTCGTCTTGCAGACCGCCAAGATTTTGTATCCGACCCTCACGGCAGCCGCGAATCCGGGGCTGTTGTGCAAGCTCGTGCTCCCCGAACCTCTGCTCAGGTACGTAAACGGGCGGTTCACGGTCGGCACGGGCGTCGTCAAGAAGCTCACGGTCATGGCGGAGCTCACGGAATACTAGAAGAAACGGGGCCGGGGGCAACTCCGGCCCTCTTTTGGAGGGGATATGCCAGTTGCCCGATGGAATCAGCCTTACGCTCCCGATCTCATGGGTGGCGGCGGCTACTACGAGATGGCCGTGAAAATCGTCTGTCCCGCGACTCTTGCGGCAGCAGCGCCTATATTCGCCCTCCAATGGAAACCAGTTGCGACCACGGGAAAGGTGTATCGATTCCAACTAAAGTGGTTGAAACTCCACGCTATCGCTACAACCGGCCTCACCGCAGCTCAAATAGTTGACTTTTACGCCTACAAAGCGAAGGCGTATCCCACAGCCTACGGTGGTGGGACACAGAATCTTCCCGCGACTCTGGACCAGAAACGGCAGGGGAAATACCAGGATTCTCAGTTCATAGCGGGAGGCGATATCCGGTACTACTCCTCGGCATTTACCGGGGGCGCGGGTATAAGTCTTGAAGCGATCCCCTTCCTCGGGGTTTCGATGTGGGGCACGATCGCGGCAGGGGCGTCCTTGAACCAGCCAGCGATTGAGGAGTTCGACGAGCATCACGTCCCGATGACTCTCGATACGGGCCAGGGGATAGTCATACAGAATGGGACGCTGCTTCCGGCAGCCGGGGCGGTCACGGTGTGGCTTGACCTCGGATGGATGGAAGAAGCCTACGGCTCACAGGTGTATTAGGAGATACCATGGCATTACTAAACTGGAACCAACCATACGCCCCCAACCTGCGAACCGGGCACGGCGGATACTACGAACTTGGGGGGAAGTCGGGGCTTGTCGGGCCAACGTTCGCGTCAGGCGCGATCCTGTTCGCGTGCCAGTTTAAGCCCGTAGCTACGCTGGGCTGGACTCCCCGGATGCAGCTCAAGTGGCTAAAAATCAACGCCCTCACGACAACTGCTTTTGGCGCGGCTCAGGTCGTTGACCTTCAACTATTCAAATGTCGGGGTTTCACTGCGGCCGATTCAGCCGGAAGCGCCCTTGTCCCGGCAGCCGGGGATCAGAAGAAGCAGTCAGGATACTCGAACTCCCTTTTTGTCGGAGGCGGGGATATCCGCATTGCTGCGACGGCGACACTCACGGCGGGGACGCGCACCCCCGAAGCCGTCGCACAGGCCAATGTCATGCATTTCTGGTCAGGGGCTATCGGCGCGGCTCCGCCCTCTCCGACGTTCTTCGAGTTCGACGAACACCACGTCCCGATGACCTTTGTATCGGGCGAAGGGTTCGAGATACAGAACGGAACGGCGTTTGGCGGGACTGGCGTCGTGCAGTTCTGGATAGATATGGGGTGGATGGAAGAGAACCTTGACGGCACTCAGGGGTGGTAAATGGCTGGGAACACGCTCACCGATGTCCAGATATTCAACCGAGCGCTCCTGCGACTCGGTGAAACCAAGCCAGTAACCGCCGTCGATGGGTCGGATACAACTAAGTATGGCACTATAGCGGGTTCTGAATACTACCCAACACGGGATGAAGAGTTCCGGGCACACATGTGGAAGTTCGCCATCAAGCGTATGGCCCTCTCCCAAGCCTACGCCACCGGGATAGCCTCGTGGTCGGGGTCCGCTCTCTCGATGACCGTCCTAGGTGTCACTATCATCACGTTCACGGCGAATACCGCTTCGGCCGCCCAGATTACTGCGGGGCTCGATCTTCCCTGCAGGACTCTTTCCTCCGTCTCGATACCGCCAAACCCGGCATGGCTCGGGCAGAATATCTCTGGTACGGGGATCCCCGCTGACACAATAGTCAGGAACATCGATTATCTGCACAACACGATTCAACTTTCCAGGCCCGTTACGGTGACAGGAACAGCGATAAACTGTTTCCTCGTCCCGATGCGTGTAGGCTGGATGGTCACGTCGAGCCTCGTCCCTGGGAACGTGCTCCCTTCCTACCCTACGGGGATTGCCCAGGGGACCGTTATCACGGCGATTACCGCGGCCGGCTCGACCGTAACCCTTTCTTTAAGCATGACAACCACGGGGGCGGGGTCAAGCCAGTCGATTGCCTTCCAGGCACAGAACCAGGTCGGGTATTGGTACATGTACAACGAACCCGCCGACTCAGTGAGGGACCTCGATGTGTACGTTATTCTTCCAACGTTTGTTTACCTCTGGCCCTGGAAGGTGGTACACCAGGACAGCTTCCCCTCTCGGCACGAAGGCCAGTACATCTATACCGACCTGGACCCGAACAATGGGAACCCCTATGCCGCCTACATCGCGGAAATAACCGACTATTCGCTGTACGATCAACTTTTCGTCGATATGTTCACGATGCGACTCGCCTCTAAAATCTGCTTCTACGTCAACGGGGGCGACAAACTCAAGGCTCAGTTCGAGCAGGAATACATGAATCTTGCCACGAGGGCGCAAATTTACAACCTCGAAGAAATGGATATGCAGGAGACGGGAAACACCTGGTGGACCGATAGGGAGCTTCCCTAATGCCCAATGTCGAAGGCCAGCAGTCTCTTCTCCTCTCCGACTTTACCTACGGAGAACTGTCTCCCCGGATGCTCGGGCGAACCGAGACGGCGGTGTACCACAAAGGGGCTCAAGAGATTCAGAACTTCATCCCGATGATTCAGGGCGGGTTCAGGAAACGGACGGGGTTTACCCAGGTCGGGAACGCCTACGCGACGACCGGGTGCCGATTGGTTCGCATGGTCGTATCCGGGAACCTGTGGTATCTGCTAGAGTTTACCAACAACTACCTGCGGATTTGGAAAAACGGCGTGTCGTTAGTTACGCAGGCGAATATCGCAAACTATGGCGCGGTGACGTACGCGACGGCGGAGCTCGCGTCTATTCAGTTCGGATGGGCCTACCCGAACCTCTTTATCGCCCACGGGAATCATCCTCCCGCGATGCTCACCTACACAAGCCTCGACCACTTCGCCTTTGTATCGCCGATTCCGATGATTGGGTCGGCGGCGACATACCTCACGGCGATTACGCTGAATGCCTCGAACGCCTATTTCCCCATCACCGCTTTGCAGCTCTTGAATCTTCCCTCGACGGTCATGCAACCCTTTACGGTGACGTGTGCCGGGACGACATCTTTAACGGTGGTCTCGCCTAACCCGACGACCCTCTTTTGGTCGCTTGTTGGGAAATATATCTTCATAACGGGCGATACTGTCGCCAGGCTTGTCGATTCGGTTACGGCGACAACGATTACGCTGCACACCGCGACAAGCGTAACCGGCACGGCGATCGCCGCATACGGGGCGAACACGGGACTCCCGATTACCGGGATACTCGCGGGGGTCTCGATGTTCACGGCAGGGACATATCTCGTCTCTATCACCACGGCACAGATAAACATAAGCGCAACTCCAACGGCGGGGGCCGCGGTCACTGTGGCGATATCCCAGGACGTTATTGCGACTATCGGGGCGGCAGGGACGCCCAATCTGCCTTTCCAGTCAGCGGGGAACTACCCGTCGGCCATCGCGT